CGTTTCCTGCTCGTAGTTGCGTTCCCTGATAACCAGCCCTACTGAGCCGATTAGACAGGCGAAAAAGACCGTGTGGACGCCTGTGACGAGACTGTAGTGAGCGCCCTGCCAGAAGTAACTGGTCGGCACTCCGTTGTTTTCCCAGGCTCGGGCGTTGCCTCGGCCAACGATGCCGGTGGTCTTGCACTCCAGGATTGCCTCAATGCGTAGGTCGCCCACGTCCTCGACGGTGGTGACGACGCCGTTCCACTCGGGCTTGTCCACGATGAAGAAGTCCACGTTGGCCAGTTGCCAGGGCTTTTCGCCTTGGAGCATGACCGGCCACTCCACGACTGCCTTGTTGGTTTCCTGGGCAAAGGCTTCAGCGACGGTGCGCTCAAGTCGGTTTCCCCAGTCGGTCGCTGCGTTGCCCTTGAAGGTGTCCTCGACCAGGCCGGTCTTGGATGCCCAAAGTGCGTAGGGGCTGGAATAGGGGTTGACTCCCAAAATGGTTCCGGCGTCAGATCCACCGATGCCAGTCTTGCGGAGTTCAAGCCACTGTTCACGGCTCAGCTCATTGGTGTTTGCTATTACTTTCATTTTCTACCTCCTCAGATAGTTAGTGTAATACTAGGGTGTGACGTTGGATATGTCAACCACCGGCGACTCTAAGGCTGGTCATAAGCGTCCTTAGAGCGTCGAGGCGTGACTGGCTGGCTCGAAGTGCCTCTTTCACGTTGGCGTAACGGTTCTTGGTTATGACGTGAGCCAGGTATTCCGCTTCATGTTCGATTAGAACCCTGTGGGAGATTTCGCTGACCGTCAGCTTCTCCTTTGTTGCTGCCTGAATCATTAGGCTCGTCTTGGCGCTGGCAACTTCCCACCGAGCCAGGGCTTCGGCCGCTTCGTCTCCGGCGGTTGCCAGGTCGTCAACGTATTGTGAGACCTTGCGCATCTCGTTCTGTATGCCCTTGGTTATCTGCTCAATGGTCAGCATCAGTCCTCGTCCAGTTCGTAACCTTGGCGGTACTCCGAGACGTAGTTATTGACCTCCTGAAACTCTTTCCAGGTCACGTTGGTCTTTTGGCCGCACCCCTCGCAGTAGATGTTGCCGTCGTCGTTCATGCGGTGGGCGCACCAGTGACGGCAGGGGATTGTCTCTCGGTAGAGCGTGAGGGCGTGAACTGCGTACACGGCTAGGTCAAGCAGACTGTCCTCGACGCCTTCGTTCGAGAGTGGTGAGCCTTTGGCAGCTGCCGAGAGCCTGAACATCTTGTCGTTCGCTCGCATAAGTGAGCCGACCCAATCGGGGACGCCAGCAAACTGAGCGCCAGCCCTGATGTTGGCGAGTGGATCTTGGTCGCTTCCGTAGTCCTTGCGCTTGCTGGCTTGGAGGGTTCGCATCTCCTCTAGGACTTGTTCAAACTTGGTCATTGGTTCCCCTTTGGATACGGTTGGCGTATTTCGTCAAGCAATTTATTAACTCTAGTTTTATTTCGACCAACGCCTATTGCGTAACGATGTTTTGGATGAGAAAAAACTGGTTGCCAACCAAGCTCTTCTCTGATTTCTTTTAATGATTTTCCTGCAAACCTTTCAGGTTGCCTCATTCTGTAAACGTTGGCCAGTCTTGCGGTCACTTCGACCCCCGACTCGTCAACATACCTAATGCCTTGAGACGATTTCCCAAGATACCTAAAATTAAGAGCTTGATATATAACACCCTGATGATTTTGCCCGGTGTCTGCAAAAGTAACAATAAGCATCACCTCGGGGCTAAACATCTTGAAGGTCTTACTAATAACAAAACTGGCCGTATTTGTTGGTGCTTCCGGGTGAACCCAAACTCTAATAAGTTCTCTAGCATTTTTGCTATTACACCCCGGGACTATGGCGTTAAATGTAGCCGAGTTACCACCCGGGCCGTATGCAACCGCTGCAACCAATCCACCATTGGCTCGAAAAGCCCCAAACGCTTCTTGGCAAGCGTCCGGCATTACACCCGAGTAATGACCCAAAACAACTGCTCTTCGTATTTCTTTAACTTTTACACGTCTAACCTCAATTTCTGAAAGCTCAACGGTGTCGTCAACTAACGATTCAAAAAGGTCTGGCAAAGCGGCAGCGGCTTGGTCAAACGCTCTGGTCATTTTAGATGCAACCGTCAAATCGCCACGGCGAGAAACCATCGGCTTTCCAAATGGCAAAGGCTACGAGTGACTGCTGTAATGGTGTTGCTTGCCAGACGTGGATTCGCTTTGGAACGCCAGCTGCGAGTTGGTGCGCCGCCCATGTCCGTTGCTCAATCTGAAAGATGCCACTAGATCCATAAGGGTTGTTGTCCCCCAGGTTCGGGTGCAGGAATGTCGAGCGTGACTCGTTGTGAAGGATGCACACCCAGACTGGGAGTGTCCACTTCGGAAGGCTCAGGATTGGCTGAACCCAGGTGGTGACGACTGCCGTTGTCTTGGTGGCTGCCGTCGCCGGTACTGCGGATAATGCGGTGAAGATAAGGCTGAACGCCAGGATGTATTTAGTCAAAAGAATCCTCTGAACTGACGACTCCCCACAAGACGGCTGAGCGCCCTGATGCTGTGAGGGTCTTGCCGACCTCAACGATTCGGCCAGCCTTCGTCAGTTCAATGCGACGAGGGCGAGCAGTGTTGGGTGCAAGGTTTAGTCGGACGGCGATTTGCTCGTCGGTCATCGGGGTCTGGGCTAGTGCCTCGTAGACGGTCTCCCGAAGTGTCTTGGTCTTACCGACCATCGAAGCAGCTGCCTCGATTGACGTGATGCTGGTCGCCACATAGGGCGGTAATGCGTCAAACAGTGTTTCCATGTCGCCTCCTCAGGCTTACTCCATTTTACCCTAAAGTTCGGGTTCGTACTTTTGCTGCAGTAGTTTCAGCATTAAAGCCTGGTGGCGCTTGACCTCCATCGCCGTTTGGCTGATTGAAACCTCGGTGTAGGCGACGGTCAGGTATCCCTCGCTGATGAGTTGACCGGTTACTTCTTCGAGGATGTGGCTCAGGTATTCGTCCCTGCACTCACGGCAGTAATCACGAGTCTCGACTGGTCGGCCAAAGTCTCCTTCGAAGTAGACCTCGTGCAGTTCTTTGGCCTCTGTTTCGCACCAGTCGCAGAGCAACTTTTCTTCGCCTTGGATAGTTCGTAGCATTAGTTCACGTCCTTAATGATATTGCCACACGATTCGCAGTCCATCGTGTCGCCGTTGAGGTAGGTCAGTTGAGCGTCGGACTCACGGCCAAAGTCTTTGACGGCTTGCTCGCCGCACTCTAGGCAGTAGGTCACGCAGTCTCCATTTTCAAAGAAGAAGCTGTAGGCAATTGGGTTCGTGGTCATTAGATTGCCTCCACCACTAGAACTCGCTGGCCACCCATCAACCGGTTGCCATACTCACGAGCAATCTTGCGAGCCTCGGTGATGTTCTTTGCCGTGAAGAACTTAAACTCGTTTTCATAAACAGCACGGAATCGCTTTCCCTCGATGTGTCCGTGACTGCTGTTAATTAGAAACTGGTCTGTCAACATTAGATTGCCTCCATGTAGAGGCCGGCCTGGAAGTCAGCGTAAGCAGAAACGATTTCCTTCTTGAAGCGAGTGGCTGAGATTTCGGAAAAGTCAAAGTCGTACCAGGTTTCGATGTAATCCTGAACTTCTACTGCTACTTCTGGTTCAACGCCAAGAACCTCGGCTATTTTCTTTGTTACTGCGTTCATTTCGTCCTCCTCAGAACGTTGGGTAATTCCCAATAACTAAAGACTAGTGTCCTACGCTAGGACAGGTCAAGTATTTAGAGGACTTTTTTAGGTGCTTTTATCAGGGGTTTTACAAAGTTTCCGAAAGTTCTTGCTGAACCTGGGCCTCAAAGGTGGCTCGATAGGGCCGTCCGGCTCGAAGCCAACGCTGGTAGTCGGCCTGGCAATATCCCGAGCGAACTCGGTCTGCCGGTGTTCCAGCAATCTCTCGACCGCAGGCTTGGCAGTAGACGATGGTGGACTCTTTGGTGTCGGCGTTCGTGGCGAACCTCACGGCGTCGTCAATGTGTTGGCACTGCTTGGCAATGTCGTCGAGGGCGAGTGCGATGCTACGCACGGCGTCGAAGATTGGATCACTCGAACTGTTCCCCGAGAGTTTGCGCACGACTGCTGCCAACGTCGGGTCGGAGTGCGTCCCCTTCCCACGAGGGCCGTTCGACTGACTGCGCTCAGGTGTTGCCCGAGTGCCACCGCGACGAACGAGGTCGGCCACCAATGCTGGGGTCATTTTGTTCAGCGTCTTGAGCGAGCGTTCAATGTCTCGCACCATGCGTTCAGTGTTCTTCATAGGTTCCCTTTCAACGTCGGCAGAATCTTGTCGTCCCAGTCTGAGGGTCGCCATAGGTGGACTTCTTGACCAATGCTTCTCAGCTCGTCGAGGATAATGTCCTGCGCTTGGGAGGTCTTGCCCTTCTCACGCTTCAACTCAGCAAAAATGAGCCGACCTAGTTTCAGGTTCCACATCGTCAGGTCTGGGTATCCTGCCAAGGAGACACGCCGAGAGTCCGGCACGGAGTAGACACGCCAGCCGAGTTGTCGGGCCAAGTGGCAAACTCGTTCCTGAAAGTCCTTCTCTAGTTCGAGGTTCTGCAAAGTCTTTCGCCCGAACAAAGGGTCAGTCGTCATCGTCGTCCCAGTCAATGTCCTCGTCCCACTCGACGGAGATTTCCCAGTCAGGCTCGGGCGCTGTTCCGTAGACGAAGGCGTGCCTGGCTCGTTGCGCTGCCACGAGGTCGGCGCTGTTTGACCAACTGTGCGCAAGGAAGCCATGCTCGTAGCTGAAGGCTGGGTTGACCGTGATGTAGTGGTGGCAGGGTCGGCAGAGTGCCAAGACGTTCGCTGGGTCGAGGATTGAACCACCGGCGGATCGAGGAACAATCTCGTGAACGTCGCTCGGGGTCATGGTGCATCCGGCGATGCGAGCCTCACACATCAACCTCATGCGTAGAACGTCGGACACGAACTGACGGCGCTCACGATTGAGCAACATCCGCTTCGAGGACACTGGGTTAAGTCGAGAACGTTTCATCACTCTCCGTCAAAGATGTTCGCTTGGGGCCAGATGCCGGTTTT